CTTACACGACCTGGTCGTTTTGATCGTCGTATTTCTGTAGAATATCCTGACATGAAAGGGCGTATAGATATATTAAATGTACATACAAAGGGAATACCTTTATCAAGCGATGTCAATCTTAAAAAACTGGCAAAAAATACAATTGGTTTTTCGGGAGCAGATTTAAGGAATCTTTGCAATGAAGCAGCAATTTATGCCGCGCGAACATCCAGTGATACGGTTTCCAATGAGAATTTTGATCAGTCTCTTGAAAAACTAACCATGGGTGAATTACGAACAGGTATGGTTATTAGCGAACAAAAAAGAGAAACGATAGCATATCACGAGGCAGGTCATACACTCCTGGCTTTGATTGTCAGCGATTTTGATAGTATCCGGAAAGTAACGATCACACCAAGGGGTAATTCAGGAGGAGCTACTTATTTTGAACCAAATGAAGATCGTATTGATGGTGGTCTTTTATCACGAGAATATCTACAAAATAAACTGATTGTATCTCTTGGTGGAAGAGCAGCAGAAGAAATAGTATTTGGAGAAATGAAAGTTACAACCGGTGCCAGTGGAGATTTTGAAATCGTTACAAGTATCGCTACGGATATGGTATGTCGTTATGGTTTCAATGAACAGATAGGACCCATGTTTATAGATGAAAATAAGCCGATGAATGATATGGATCTTGAAGTTAGATTCCTTGTAGATAACGCGTATAAAAAAGCTGTACAAATGCTGGAAGATAATGAATTTTATTTACACCGGATTGCGGATGCTCTTTTAGAAAAAGAGACGATAGATGAAAATGATCTTGGTCATATAATTGAAGGCTTACAATGTAATCTTGTGGATAATCCAAATAATATGGATAATATAGAAAACGAAGAGCCGTTTGATCTTCTTGATAGTATTGCTAAAATTGAACATTCAATGGAAAAAGATACCAGTGATTAAAAGGGAGGAGATGGTTATTTATGAATTCCTTCACGAGCTAACTTGTCCGCCTCATCATTGTATATACTTTCCCAATCTTTCCTCCCTGTATGAGCTCGCACATGTTTAAAGATGAGAGGACGAGAATTACTGTCAATCTGTTTAAGAAGATCTTGATTTAGCACTGGTTTTTTATTACTTTTTTTCCAGTTATTACGCTTCCATCCAGATAACCATTTCGTAATTGAATTTATAAGAAGCTCACTATCAGTATAAATATAAAGAGGTTTTTGGTGCGTAGGTTCAATAATATCAGCAATTTTTTGTGCCTCAATTAGAGCCATAAATTCTGCACGATTGTTTGTCTGGTCCGTTCCAAATAGACGCTTACTTACATCAAATCCGCGATTATTCGGCCATACAACTCCGTATCCTGCTTTCGCGCGTAAAGATCCGTTATTGCTGCACGCTCCATCTGTAAAAACGACAAGTTGATGTTCGCATTTTGTTTCTATAATATTGTTTGCTTTATAGTCGGTCATATTCATATGGTATTCCATCGGGATTTGTAGCATTTCAAGTAGGCTTTTTTTAACCTTCGGTTGATTTACTTTTTCAACATTCGTTACAGCAGGCATTGTAAGATATGTAGCTTCAATGCCGAGTTGTGCAATTACACTTCGTGGCTTATTTTTATTCATATTTTATAGAATATAGCTCTGTTTTATATCTTTCACATAATAAAAACCGTACTTTATTATAAAAATTGATAGTATAGTTATAAAATAAGGTTTACATATAAACATATACAATGCCTTTACCGGGATGGCTTGTAGAACAAGCACACGAAGAATGGGTACAAGATCAAAATGACTTTAATGAGTGGTTAATTTCGGTAGAACAACAAATAAAGGAAGAAGAAACAGTTCAACCTGTTCAATATTCTACAAGACGAAAACCTAAAAATATAAGACCAAAACGATATTCTAAAAATTAAAATATAAAAAATAAAAATAAACTCTATTTTTATTTTTTATTATTTATATTATTTATATTATTATTTTTTGTCTATCAATAAATTAGCGGTACATAGTCAGTACAATGATGATAAACCTACAGAGAGTAATAGTAGCAGCAACATCTCTTATAATAATTGGACTTGTTGTTATTATTGTCCTTCAATACAGGCGCATTGAGAATTTTATGAATATTGATAAAAATACAGATCTGTTTGGAAAAACCATATCAGAAATGGAAAAAAAGTATGCTTCCAGTTGCGAAGCAGAATGTAAAAAAAATCCGGCATGTACAGCAGCGGTTATAAAAGATGACGGTACTTGTCTTCTCAAATCAACTATTGGCGAACAAATACAAGACGCCACTTCTGCGGCAATAAGATATCCTTGCGAACTTTATGACGATATTGAATTCCGCGGTAAAGGCATAACGATTGATATAGGTCGCTATAATCTTTCAGATCTACAGAAGAAAGGTTATAGTGATAAATCGCTCAAATCAATAAAATTGAGGGATGGATATAAAATTACGGTATATGATAAGAATGGATTTAGCGGAAACGATGTATCTTTTACAACAAGTCAGCCCGATTTGAGTGTTATTATCCGTGATCCAAGACCAGAGCCGACTATTAAATGGGATAAAGCAGTTTCATCTATCATACTACAGAGAGTTTAGAGGGACATTACTACTAAAAAATATAGAGTGGTTAATTTCTAACTTATTTTTCACAAACATATAGTAATAAGATAAACATATCCTTGCTATTATGTCATCTACACTATATCAGGTAAATGGCAAGAAGATACATACGAAAACATATTACATCAATATTGATTCAAGAGACCGTGACAGAACATTATGGCCTTTTAGTAGTCAGTTTGAGGTAAAGCTTGATCCCCCGGATCCATTCAATGGAGCACAAATCCAACGAAGCTTTAAGAATGTTATCAGCATCGAGCTAATGAATTCCGTATTTCCAAATACAATTAATGTACTTGATATGCAATATTTGTATCTCAATATTCGCGAAATAGAGGGTATTATAGATACCACCTGTAATGGAAAACGCTTTTTCGCTAAATTATTACCACAACACGCGATAGGTTCGTTCCTTTATAACTACCAGGATATGGGCGATCGAGCAAGGAAGATATATCCTTTCCGCGGAGCAAGACTTGATAAGATGACAATTGAACTAAGAGACCCTTCAGGTAATATTGTAAATTTTGGCAACGACAATGGTGCTAATCCAAATGCCCAACTTCAAACAAGCTTTTCATTCAAAATAATTGTTGAACAAAATAACAAAGATTAAATGATTTATGATTATACTCTGCTTAAAAAATAAGTACTACTGTAATCTAATATAAAGGGCATGGATAATTGTATTATCCATACGGACGACTGGGTCGACGTGATCCATAATAAAGATGAATATAGCGACTGTTTTGATATTCCCACGGAAGCAGATCTTGATAATCTTTCATCAAATGATGTTGCAAAGATATCAAACGGATTTGAAAGATTCTTTGTTCGTATAAAAGAGGTTATTGATAATACCATTATTGGCGTTGTAGATAACCATCTTGTTGGCAAATATGACTATGATTTTAATGATACGGTTCGTTTTGAAAAGAGAAATATATTTATGTTAAAAAAGAATGATACGACAAATGATATTAAAAAAACGAAAAACAAGAATGCCCGTCGTATGTTAAAGATACTTGGAATAGATCCTAAACAACAAAGCAAAGAGGCTATGGCAGTGTTGTCTATCATAGATAAAAATACATAATGCTTGTATAGAAAACACATGCAAGTCATCACCACTGAAGTAGTTCAAGGTCTTCGTGACGCTATAGCAAATCGCGCCGATCTTATATCAAACCCAATGAATATCGTTGGTGTTGGTATGCAACTGATGAATAAGTATCCTACTCTATCTGGTACGGAAAAGAAGACCCTCCTCATAAAAGGTCTTACCAGTCTTGCCAGCGGTAAAGATGGGGTTCTAGGAACAGCAGATGATGTTATACCTAAACCAATTATTGATACAATTACTACACTTGTACAAGGAAACTTGATCAATGATGTGATTGGTCTTCTGGTAGATACTTCTAAGGGACGCTTTGATATTACAAAGGCTATAGGCGTTGCTATGGAGGCGAAAGGCGTATTCGCAAGTTGCTTCGCATTTCTAATGACAAAGAAGACGCCGGTAAAACCCCTTAAGTCTAAAAAATAATTTAAAGAAATATCAACAATGTAATATGGTCCCGTGATGAAGCCCGGTTATCATACTCCTCTTATATGCAGAGCGCGTAGGTAGGGAGCCTCCCCGGTTCAAATCCGGGCGGGACCATTTTTATTTTTATTATTATAATCGTAAATCGCGATCATAATACTTTGCGTATTGGTTATTGGTTATTGGTTATTTGGTTATTTGTTATTGTTTATTATTTATTACTTTGCCAAATTATGTGTTTGCGTAAGAGTAATACCGTAAAGTCCTCCTTTTAATATATTGTCAATTACATTATCTACACCCGGCCAAGCAAAGAATACCAATATGGTAATAAATGTGGCCAAAAGAACATCTACGGTATAATGGATTCGTGATGCTATAATAAGGACCAATGCTATACCGACAGCTATTGTAACAATGAATTTTTCAAGAACTGATTTTGATAAATAAAGTATAAATAGAAGAGCCAATACGGTATGAAGTGTATGACCTGAATATATAAGATCTTTGCATTCTTTCCAACCTTTTTGGAATACACGATATCGTATTGGATCACCTGGCTTCCTACTTGAACATTCTGGTCGTGCAGGAGGTATTTGTGTTACCGTAAACATTGCCACTCTACCTACGAAAAGGATTGCCACGATCCATAGATAATTTTCAAGAGCTTTTGGATATCTTATACCCCAACGCAATACGAAATAAGCTACAATCGATACTACAGCAATATCAGCATAAAGCTTTGGAACAAGAGGAAGAACATTATGTCCGCGATCATACAATGGTGGCGTATCCATTACATACGACACCGTATTCTCAGTAGCAAACTGATTTGTATATCCTACTGCTAAATATACGAACAAAGCAACGGCAATACCTTGCCATGTTTCTAATTTAAAGGTCATTAATATAGACTTGTTCTATTCTATTCAGTTTCTATATTCTGCTATGATATTATAATTTTGATTTCTCATCAACAAATACCGTTTGAACATGGCTCAACATACCATTCCTTTCGCAAGTACGGAAATGAACATGAGGACCTAAGGTTTTACCTGGAACATTGTATGCAGCTGGTTTTCGTACACGAAGAACAGCAGTGCCGTGTTGATCTGCCTTTACAACACCCGCATTGCTATATTCCGAGTAAGCAATGATAGGGTCTGCCTTTATATTATCACCTTCCTCTGCTCCCCAATAGATTACATTCACATTTGGTTCTACCTTAACTGTTACGGATAAATCAGCATTATCTGGTGTCTTCTGCATCATAGAACCACATGGGTATGCACTTCTTCCTAGGAAAGGAAGATAGTAGTCTCTGGCAAAGAAGTAGAACAGAGCAGATATACCTACTAAGCAGTACACAACGGTATCCAAATGTTCAAAGGTGTGATCATTGATCCACTCTACCAGATTAAAATCAAAGAAGCCTATAAGACCCCAGTTCAATGCCCCTATCACAATCAATGTTCTCATGACGATATCCGCCCAAATTGCCATATGTAGTTTATCCATTTATATTCTATTATATTCTATTATATAATAACTAAAAGAAAAAGAACTATTTATATTTTTATTTATACGGATCCAGATGGACCCATAGGTTTTTGTAGTTTTGTTTGAAA